ATAAATAAAAACTTTTCAGACTTTAAAACATCATTAATAGAGTTTGCTAAAACATATTTCCCTAACACTAATACTGACTTTACCCCTTCATCACCAGGAACAATGTTTATGGAGATGTCGTCATATGTAGGAGATGTTTTATCTTTTTATTTAGATAACCAAATCCAAGAAAACTTTCTCCAATTTGCAAGACAACAAGATAATATATATGCTTTAGCTTATATGTTAGGCTATAAACCTAAAGTAACTGGGGTAGCAACAGTAGATATAGATCTATACCAACTAGTCCCAGCTGCCGCTGGAGAACCAGATTATAATTATTCTTTATATATACCTGAAAACTTTGAAATTTCATCTACAGGTAATACACCAACATCATTTCTTATTCAAGACCCAGTAGATTTTTCATTTTCAAGTTCTGCTGATCCAACACAAGTATCTATATATCAAACAACTGGGGCAAATATAGATTTTTATTTACTATCTAAAAGAAGAAAAGCAATATCAGCAGCAATTCAAACAACTACTTTTGATTTTGGGACTGTCCAAAGGTATCCAACTGTAGAAATACAAGCTAATAATATAATCGGTATATTAGATATTGTTGATAGTGATAGTAATACTTGGTATGAAGTACCATATTTAGCTCAAGAAATGATTTATGATACTATTAAAAATACTAACATAAATAATCCTAATTTATCATCTGATGGTGGTAATACACCATATTTACTTCAACTTAAAAAAGCACCTAGACGATTTGTTACAAGATTTTTAGATGATACAACATTACAAATTCAATTTGGAGCAGGTACTAACACTGCTAATACAGATGAAGAAATAACCCCTAACCCTGATAATGTAGGTTTAGGATTACCATATAAAAGATCATTATTAACCACAGCATTCTCTCCTACTAATTTCTTATTTACTGATACTTATGGTATTGCCCCAAATAATACAACATTAACAGTTAGATATTTAACAGGAGGTGGATTACAATCTAATATTCCATCAAATACTTTAACTAACTCAACAGATAAAAATAGAGTTAAATTTATTAATCAAGTTATCAATACAGGTAATTTAGCTGATACTATATTTAATTCTTTCACTACTAATAATTTAAATGCTTCAAGTGGTGGTGGAGGAGGAGACTCTATAGAACAAATTAGATTAAACGCTCTATCAACCTTCACCACACAACAAAGAACAATAACACAAGACGATTATCTAGTTAGAACATTATCACTACCAGCTGAGTACGGAACTATAGCTAAAGTATATATTGAACCTGAAAAAATAGCTAATGTAATGCCCGGTGAAACCCCATCAGTACTAGATCTATTTATTCTCTCATTTAACGCTGATAAAAAATTAATAACATCATCACCAGCTTTAAAACAAAATTTATCAACTTATTTATCTCAAAATAGATCAATAAATGATTCTATTAAAATTAAAGATGCTTTTGTAATCAATATTGGTGTTGATTTTGAAGTAATAGTTTTACCTCAATATAATAATAATTTAGTGATAACAAATTGTATTACAGCTATACAAGATTACTTTAATATTGATAAATGGCAAATTAATGAGCCTATAATGATGAAAGATTTATATATTCTTTTAGACAAAATAACAGGTGTTCAAACTGTTAAAAATATATCAATAACTAATAAATTTAGCACAGTATTAGGATATTCAGAATATTCATATGATATACCTGGAGCTACACTTAATAGTGTAATTTATCCAAGTTTAGACCCAATGATATTTGAAGTTAAATACCCAGATTCTGATATTAAAGGTCGTGTTGTATCTTTTTAATATTTTATATTTATAACAAATGGCTGTATACAAATTATTTCCTTCACAAGACGCTACAATATACTCTAAATACCCTAATAAAAATACAGGGTTAAATGAGATATTATCAATAAATATTGAAGACGCACAAGACAGTGGTAACACACAAGCTACTAGAACTTTAATCCAATTTTCTTCAACAGAAATAGCTAATGTAATCAATAATAAAGTAGGTAATTCTATTTGGAGTGCATCTTTAAGAGGATTCATAGCAGAAGCTAATGGACTAAACTTAGATACTACTTTAGAAGTATATGCTATAACAGGTTCTTGGAATATGGGTACAGGAAAATACTCTTACATCCCAGAGTATACTAACGGAGTAAGTTGGTATAATAAATTATCATCAGGGAGTGGAGCATGGAGAACAACAGGATTTCCTGCGGGAGTAACAGGATCATATGGTTCCGTGAGTGGTGGGGGTAATTGGTATACTTCATCTTATACGCAGTCATTTTCATACTATGATGATAAAGACATAAATATAAATGTTACACCTATAATTAGAAGCTGGTACTCAGGTTCTATAGCTAATAACGGATTTATTATTAAACAAGCTGTTGAATTTATAGATGATTCTCAATATAATATTAATCTAGATTATTTTTCAAGAGACACCCATACTATATACCCTCCACAATTAGAAATAAAATGGAGAGACTATTCATTTATAACAGGATCATTAACTGAAATAAATGTATTCCCTACTACAATAGCAATAGACAACAACCCAGGCACATTCTACCCAGATAGTGATAATATTTTTAGAGTAAATAGTAGACCTGAATACCCAGCTAGAGTATTTGCTACTGCTTCATATTTTACTCAAAATTATTATCTACCAACAGCATCATATTATGCTATTAAAGATTTATACACTAATGAATATGTAATTGATTTTGATAATCAATTTACTCAATTAAGTGTAGATGAGAATGGAAGTTATTTTAAGCTTTATATGAACGGCTTGGAACCTGAACGATTTTATAGTATATTGATTAAGACCACTATAAATGGTAACACGATGGTATTTGATGATAACTATTATTTTAAAGTAATAAATGGCTAAGTATCCACTAACTAAAACAGTTTACCCAAAAGGAGTATATGAAAATATTATAGACACTTCATTTGCTCAAACTCCTCCTGCTCCTAAAGAGAATACTATAACTGTAAACCAGTTTTTTAGTTATTATAATACTATATTCTATGATATACCTGTAGAAGGTGATATTAATTCACATGCTTATTTAGTTAAAAAAAGTGGGGAATACGTTGGGGTAACTGGGTTCAATGAAGATACTCAAATATTATTAGACGAAATATCATCACTACAAAAAGAAAATCTAGCATTAAATCAACAAATAACCAACATACAACTCTCTGGATCTGTAACCAACATATAATCTAAATGGCTATAAATGTTTCTCAAATACTTAATTCTGAACAGTATTCACTAAATGAAGTTAATTTATTAAATGCTTCATCAATTGATGTAACATTTAATCCATCAACAAATTATATAGAATATATTATTACTGACAATAATAATTCATTTAAAATAGTTGATGAACAATATAATAAATATTCTTTCCCAACAGATGGAACAGTAACATCTAACGCTATATCATCTATTGAATTTGACCCAACACTTGATATAAAAAGTAAAAATTTAAATGTTGGTGATTATATTACTCATTATAATTTCTTTCAAAATGAAGTTGACACTTCTCCATATGATAAAAATTTATTTATTAAAGAAATATCAGCTGATAGAACAGAAGTAGTTATAGGATTTTTATACTTATTTACAAATTTACAAAGTGTAGTTGATCGTTTAAAAATAAATAATAGTAATTATTTTAAGGAATTTTATTTAAACTTTGGTAGTGGAAATATATATTTAGCTAATAATATACAAGTTAGTTCTAATAATACATTAACAATTAATTTATACAAACCCCTTCCGTCTAATATTAGTATAAATGCTTCGTTTTGGATTGTTACTAAAATAGCAGATACTTTAAGTTTCTCTATCAATATTACACCAGAACCGTATGTCCCAACTGCTACTTATCTAAATATTAAAGGTCCTAATTTTAATTTACCTACTAATGATCAAACTAACAATTCTACAGGATATTTAGATTATAATACTTTACTACAAATACAATCAGTATCTTCATCAAATCAAATTAAAAGTTTATTATCATCATCTGGGATAAACATAAATATAGATTATACTGATTTTAAGAATTTTATTCACTTCTCATCAGTTTACCAAAGATTAGAAAACTTTTATTATAAAGTAAGCCAAATAGAAAGCTTAACTAACCAAATAAATAGTTGGTCCTCAGTAACAAACTCTTCTTCTAGTATAAATAATCTTCAAGCTCAAATAACAAGTATTATTACTAATTTTGATAATTATGATTACTACTTATACTACAACTCAAGTTCTTGGGCATGGCCTAAATCTAATAGTACTTTACCATATATTCTTTATTCAACAGGTAGTGCTCAAGTAATTAATTGGTTAGGTAGTGGAGAAAATTTAACTGGAATTTTAGGTAGTGCTTCTTTATATGATGAAAGAAATCAAGATAGTTTATATTATTCCATCCCAGCATATATAAGAGATGATGAGCGAAACGCTCCTTATTACTTGTTTATAGAAATGATGGGTCAACATTATGATAATATATGGACTTATTATAAGGATGTAACTAATTTACATCTAGCTGATAATAGATTAGATCATGGTATTTCTAAAGATTTAGTAGCTGAAGCGCTTAAATCATTTGGAATTAAAATATATCAAAATAACTTCACATCAGATGATTTATACTTATCATTTTTAGGATATATATCTAATAATCCTAATACTACTGGGTCATTACCTGTAGCTACAGGCTCATTTCAAGATTATATTAGTAATTATGTAACTGCTTCTTATGAAGCGTCTGTAAATCCTTTAGATAACTATAATAAAGAGATATATAAACGTATTTATCATAATTTACCATACTTATCTAAAACTAAAGGTACTATACCTGGTTTACGAGCTTTAATAAATTGCTTTGGTATACCTGATACTGTCTTAAGAATTAGTGAATTTGGAGGTAGAGACAAAGATACTTCTACTTATGATTATTTTGATCAACAATTTAATTACGCTGCTATTGCTAGTTCATCCACCGAAATATTTACTCCTTGGTTTTTAAGCACAGCTTGGAGTTCTAGTATCAATGATAGCAAAGCATCATCAGTACAATTTAGATTTAAAACTAATAACTCCGATACTGGGTCAAATTATCAAATGTGGAGTCTATCTACCGTGGGAGCAGGGACATATCCTTCATCATCATTAGTCCTTAGATATAGTGGATCAGGTCTAACTACAAGTTCATATAATGGGTCATCATTAAATCCTTATTACCAGCATGCTTATTTAACATTTTACCCAAAAGTAAATGATATTGTAAACACAGCTAGTATATATCTACCATTTTTTGATCATGGGTGGTGGTCAATTATGATTAATAAATTTCAAGATACCTACATATTATACGCTGGTAATAAACTTTATTATGATGGATATGATGGTAATCAAATAGGATATTTAGCTTCTTCATCAATTACATTAGCTAATACTTCTTGGACTGCTAGCCAAGCATCTACATTTCTCTCATCATCTGTTAACATAGGAGGAACAACATACAACAAATTTACAGGCTCATTACAGGAAATAAGATACTGGATTAAAACCGGAAGTGTAGATTCATTTAAAGATTTTGTGATGAATCCTCAATCTATAGATTATTCTGGAGAGATTTTATATGATGATTATTTAGCATTTAGACTACCTTTAGGAGGAGATTTATATACTGGATCACAATCTGTACATCCTAGAACAACTGGATCTTGGGCTATAACTTCTTCATTTATATCTTCTAATGATGCAACATTAACTAATGTTTCTTTCACTCCTAATATAGAACCAAGATTTTTAAATTCTCCTATTATAGGTTTAAGAGGTAGAGTAACAGACAAAATACAAATTGTATCTTCTAGTTTACCTACAGGAAGTGTATTATCACAATATATATCTTTAGAACAAAATTACCCATCACTAGGTAGTGAATCACCTGATGTTAACATGTTAGAGGTAGCATTTTCACCTCAAAATGAAATTAATGATGATATTATTGATTCATTAGGATATTTTAATATAGGAGAATATATTGGTGATCCAAGACAAGTATCATCATCTGCTACTTCATATCCTGACTTAAACACTTTAAGTAATAATTTCTTCCAAAAATATTTTGATTCTTATGATTTAAATGATTATATAAGATTAATTAAATATTTTGATAACTCATTATTTAAGATGATTAAAGATTTTGTTCCTGCAAGAACAAGTCTTACAACCGGTGTAGTTATTAAACAACATATCTTAGAAAGAAATAAATACCCTCAACCACAAGTTAATAATACTCAATTCCAAAATATCAATGTTTATTCTTCAAGTGCTGGTTTATATGAAGTATCTAATTATGGAGAAGATTTAACATATGAAGGCACTATAGATACTGCTTTTATAGATGGAGGTACTGGAGGAACATTTAATCAATATAATGTATTAACAACTACCCAAACCTCATCATTTATAGTATCTGGTTCATTCATAGTAGACCCAGAAGAATATATTAATTACTTTAATATTTCTTCAAGTACTATAACAAATAATACTAACAGTCAAGTTAATTGGAGCAATGGAGAAATAACAACTAATTTTAACGGATTAATCATATTAATAGCATCAGGTAGTAATAGCCCTGGAGGAAACACTATTGATTTAAGATTTTCTTCTTCATTACAAGGAACTATAAGTACAACCACAACCGGTGCTACCACATTTAATATTACTTCATCTCTTATATCATGCTCATATGGTGAAAAATTTTCACTACATATACAGGATGGAGGAGATGGCCCTAATACAGTAGGTACTCAATTTGGATTATATAATGTATTACCCTATTCTCAACAAACTTGGCCTCAATACTATACTGGATCAACAGGAGTATCTACTATAATTCACTCAACACAAGACGAATTTTATAATGGAGAACTCCCAGGTACAGAGATTATTGTTACTACAGGAGAATTAAACCCAGATAATCAATTTAAAACACCTGTCATCACAGGTATATATTATATTCCTACAATATATAACCCAAGTATTACCCCAGAAGATACATTTTTAAATACCAATACATCACCTAACCCAGGTGAAATATATTTATGGAAAGGTAATTCAATAATAAAAATTAATAGAATTGATGCTAATGGTGTAGATCAATCTGCTCTTTTATCACAACTTCAATCCATTATTATAAATTTTGATGAAGTAGGAAATACAACATCTTACATTAATTCAATACAACCTCAAGAAGATTATTACCTATATAACGCGGGAGGATATTTTCCTAATGTTATAGTTGGTAATATAAATGATTATAGTTTTTTAGTCTCTACTTCATCTTGGTATGCACCTCTCCAAACAGATCCTCTAAATACACCTTCTAATTTTAATTTACTAACAGGAAATACATTAAATTATTTTAATACTTCCTCTGGAGTATGGAGATTAGGAGACACCCCAAATAAAATTATCCAAATTCAAGTTAGTGGAAACGCTGACATTGCAGTTCCTACTAATTTATTATTAAGAGTTCAAGCTAATGATACCTTAATTGGCAGTTCTGTACTTTTAGCTTCTGGACCAGGATCAGGTATAACTTTTAATAAAACTATAACTTTTAGTTCATCTTTTTATCATCCTATAGAAAATGATAATATATATATTGGTTTAACAAGACAAGGAGGAGGCTCTACTTCTATATTAGTTAATAATTTATACATTAGTGCTTCTTTACTTGGTTCTAGTTCATATAATGCTTCTTCATCTTTAGTAATATTCAACCCATCTTTTTTTAATTTTGATTATAATGATTATAATCCAATATTAGATAATGCTGAGATACCTAGACCCTCAGTAGTATGGATGGATGTAGATTATTCTCAAAATCCCGTGATTCCTGTTAATTTTAATAATATATTAAATAATAGCGCTGATAGAGCATTTGTCCAAGATTCAAATTATAGTTCAAAATCTTGGTCTAATTTAAGATATAATGGTAGTAGAACAAATTCATTTAGAAACATATGAGTGATCAAAATTATTTTACAAATATTGATGTAACTGGGGATTTTAATGATCCTACTATAGATAATAGTGGATATGGTTCATTGCCAGCAGCTGAAAAAAATCAAACATATTTTGCTTATTTTAATGGTGTAGGTAGTACTTCCCCTGAAATTTTAGATCAAACAGCTTATTTTATAAAATATTTAATTGATGTCCAAGGTAATGTAGTTACTCCTCAAGCTAATTCTATTGATTTATTAAATCTAAATCAAAATTTTGAAATTGGAAAAATAGCTAATGTTACAAGTTTAGAAGGAACAACCCTATTTAACACATTATTAGGTAATAAAACTATTACAGGTGTAGGAAAAATTGAACCTATATTTGTTACACAAACTGGATCTGGTATACAAGATTTTGTGAAAACTGTTGTATTCACTGATGTATTTAATGATTACACTTATGACGAATATGATTTTGCTTTTAACGCTCAAAAAAACTTTCAAAGTCTTTACAATGACCTAACAGTGATCGAATTTACCTCATCGCCTTTTAACCCTAACAATAATTTCGCAACAGGATCACTTTCATCTTTTACAAGCTTATCAAGCTCATACCTCTTCCCAGTAAATACATCTACTTATAGTAATCCTGTTCAATTCTCAGTTGATACTATACTATTTACTGCTGTAACACCCAACCACCCTATAGTAAATACTTATATAAGAATAGTTACATCTTCTATTGACAACCCAACTGTATTTGATTATGTGTTATGTTCTAAGACTTATCAATATAACACTTCCCAAATAACTAATAATTACGCAGGTAAACAACTTTCAGTTACATCTTCTTTTACTTCATTTAGTAGTGGGTCTAGGGTTAGGGCTGAAATATATATAGATGATAATGATACTTTTGATGATACAAGTTTCTTCAATTACTCTAAGTTTAAACTAATACCTCAATACTCCAACCCAGCTAATACTACACATCCATATTGGTATCCTACTCCTAGAACTACTGATAGTTTTTACTTAACAGCATCTACAGCTTTAGGAAATGCTTATGATTTTAACTTCCAACAAACTCTACCTACACAATCACTTGGTTTTTCAACTATAGCTACTCCATTTCAACCTATACCTGGTGATTTTATTAGGTTTGAGCGTAATCCTTTAAAAACATTTGTTGTATATGAAGTTATAACAGATACTCCTGGTCACAGTTTAGTCCTTAGACTAAATAAACCTATTCCAGCTGGTACTCAAATTCAAAATTGTGTTTTATATAGAATTATACCAAATGGTAATTATATAATATTAGATGTTAAAAAACCTGATGGTACAACAGGACAACCTTTAACTGGTTTTCTCAAACCTCAATATATGTCTAAAGAGTTAGAAGATAATTTCACAAATATAATTCAAAAACTTGCCGCAGAAGGCACAATATAATAATATTTATAATAAATTAAAATAAAAAAATGGGATATTTAAATAACCAAATAATAACAGTTGATGCTATTTTAACTAAAAAAGGTAGAGAGTTATTAGCAAAAAATGACGGCTCATTCCGTATTACTCAATTCTCATTATCAGATGATGAAATTGATTATACATTATTCAACCCAAACAATCCTTCAGGCTCTGCTTATTATGGCCAAGCAATTGAAGGTATGCCTTTATTAGAAGCATTTTCTGATGAGACACAAATAATGAAGTATTTACTTACTACATTACCTCGTGGCACAGCTAAAATGCCTATTCTTAATATTGGTTATACTAATATAGTATTAAAACAAGGAGCTTCACTTTCAATAACACCTCAAACATTAAATTACTTAGGTGGCTCTCAAACATATGAAGCATCAGGATATAACTTTACTATAGGTGATGTTAGAACAATGAGTGTGTTCAATGGTGTAGGTATTAATACAGATGCCTCTACTGCTTTAAATTCAACAACTACTCTTGGAACTAATGTGTCTAAAACAGTAATTGGTACTACATTAAACATGACTGGTACTACAATTAATACATTATTTGGTTCACAAACTCAATTACAAACTGTATTAATTATACAAGGTAGAGATAGTGGAGCAAGAGTAACTATCCCAATCACTGTAACAAGAGTTAGCTAATAAAATATCATAAAAAATGTCATACAAAGCTTTAGACCCCCAAGATTTTCTAGTAAGTGCTGATTCAATAACAGCACCATGTTGGACTAATTATTCAAACCCAATAACAACCCTATATACCTCTTCTGTACAAACATCAGGAACATCAGGTAATTATTACTTAAATGTATATAGCACTAACCCATCAACAGATTCTTCCGCTGAAATCCAATTTAATATTGCTTATGGGAATAAAGATGGATATGGATCATTATTATATGATGCTGGTATAAACGGATTATCTCCCACTAGAACAATATACGGTCAATTCCGTAATTTAATATATGGTGATGAAAATACACAATTCTCATTTTCAACTGTTGCTCCTTTACAACAAGATTTTTACGCAATCACAGTTGACAGAGCAAGATTTAAAGAATCATTATTCCCAGGAACATTAACTTTAACATTATATTCTGCCTCTCAACAAATTACATTAACAGATGATAGTTTAACTACTTCCACAGTTTCTTATTGTGATGCTGGGAGAGTATTTAATATTATTTCTGGAAGTGCTGGGGTGGCGACTACACGTAATGCTTTAGGAGCTATAAACACAGGTATGACTATCTCTGGATCATACGGTTTATTCTTACCAGACATTGGGACCATTATATTAAACGCTCCAGCTTTAGATTTACCATTCGCTAGTGGTGGTATTGCTTTAACTACAAGACGCAATTCTAATACTATGGATTCTAATCCATTACGTTTATTTTCAACTGGAAGTGGAACAAGAGGATTAACTACAGGATCTATAACAAGTAGTTTTTCATTAAATAGTAATGAAACAGTTACCTCTGATTTTGTATTTTGTAGAGCAAGAAATGCTGAGTTTAACTACACTGAAAATCCAAGTTTTATATCAGGTAGTACAGGAGCTGTATTATATGATTTATTCATTAATAGTCCAACTACTTATATTACAACAGTAGGAATGTATAATAATTCAAATGAATTATTAGCGGTAGCTAAATTGTCTAAACCACTTAAGAAAGATTTTACAAAAGAGGCATTAATACGTGTTAAATTAGATTTTTAATGAATGAGTGCTTACAAACAATTTTTAAGCACGGATGTTATTGTAGCACCGTTAGTTGTTAACAAAAGTTTTTCTTTTGAAGGCACTGCATCTTTAAATAATAACGGGATTTTAAGATTAGTAGGGCAAGACATTAATAAATCTTCTTCGACTTTCTTTAACTCAGCTTCTATAGTACCTAGTAGTAGCTCAATCACATTAGGTGGATTATATAATTCTATAAAACAATTATATTATACTAACTATATTCCTAATCCAATTAGTGGTTCACCTTATATTACTGATTTTAATAATCAAGTAGTAGAAGATGATTCTTTAACTAATGTATATAGTAGATTTTATAATTATGAATCTACAACATTATTTCAAACGAACTCATTAGGATATACTTCTAATTATGGTTATATTAGATATCTTAGTACTGGTGTGTATGTATTACCTATCCCTAGAGATTTATTTGGAGATTATATTAACCCAAATACTCTTCGTATAAAGTTTCCCACAGATACAGGTGCGTCTACTTATTATGATTTTTATGATAATGGGGAAGGAATATTAATTTCTTCTCCAAATATATATGATGTTAATTATACTCCTATAGGTATTGTTAATTATACTCATGGTATAATCTCAATTTCTCCTACAATATCAACTCCATCAATTGATGAAGCATGGTATGGAAACAATTTTACTTGTAGTTTCCAAAGTTCAAGAACAATATATGAAACTCAATACAAATGTACTATTAGACCTGATGAATTTAACTTTAGCCTAAATCCATCTTTAATATCAGGTTCTACAGATGGTACAGTTTATAATTTTGTAACAAGTTCATATTTTAGTCCATATGTCACAACAGTTGGATTCTATAATGAGGCACAAGAATTATTAATGGTGGCTAAATTAGGTCAACCCCTCCCAACAAGTGCAACAACTGACACAACAATATTAGTTAATATAGATAAATAAGATTATGATAAATTGGTTATATAAAGGTAATAGAATTGAAAATATAGAAGATTTTGGTAAACAAACTCCATTTGGATTTGTCTATCTTATTTCTAATACTATTGATGGTAGAATATACATTGGTAAAAAATTCCTACAACATAAAAAGACTAAAAAATTAGGTAAGAAAGCCATAGCTGAGCAAACTGGTCCTGGCCGTAAGAAAACTAAAGAAGTTTCATACGCTGAATCAGATTGGCAAACATATTGGGGTAGTTGTAAACCATTATTAGAAGATGTAAAACACTTAGGTGAAGATAAATTCTATAGAGAAATACTAGACCTAGCATGGTCATCAAAACATCTGTCATATCTTGAGGCTAAATACCAATTCAAAACAGACGTCTTAGAAACAAATAGCTATAACGATAACATACAAGCAAGATATTATAGAAAAGACTTGGCAGTCCCAAGTTCTATTGATATATTGTAAGTATGGTAAATCAAGCTTTAGTAGCTACAATAAATTCTGTTTTAGGCACTGGTAAATCTACCTCTAAAGGTAATTTTGCCTACCACTGTCCATTCTGTAATCACCATAAACCTAAACTTGAAGTTAATCTATCTGAAAATGAGAAAGGTGAACATCCATGGCATTGTTGGGTGTGTGATAAAAGAGGTAAAAACTTAGTTAAACTATTTAAGTTAATAGAGGCAACTGCTGAAAAAATAAATGAACTAAAATCACTAGTAAAATACACATCAGGTGTAGAAACAGTAGTAGTTGATAAAAAAGTAGAATTACCTAAAGAATTTAAACCACTGTCAAACCAATATAATAGCATTGCATATAAGCACGCTATCAGCTATTTAAAACGCAGACAAGTTACATCTAACGACATTATTAAATACAACATAGGTTATTGTGAATCTGGCAAGTATAACAACTGTATTGTAATACCATCATATGATAAGGATGGAATCTTAAATTATTTTACTGCTCGTAGTTTTGATAAAAACTCATCTATAAAATATAAAAACCCAGATGTATCTCGCGATATAATACCGTTTGAGTTGTTTATTAACTGGAATATACCAATTATATTATGTGAGGGACCATTTGACGCACTAGCTATTAAACGCAATGTTATCCCACTGTTAGGCAAAAATATTCAACAAAATTTAAGAAAAAAATTAGTTACTTCTAAAGTACAAAAAATATATATAGCATTAGATAAAGATGCTATTAAACAAGCTCTATCATTCTGTGAAGAGCTAATCAATGAAGGTAAAGAGGTATATTTGGTAGATATGCAAGATAAAGATCCTGGTGAGATGGGATTTGAAAATTTTACAAATCTAATCCAACATACTGTTCCATTAACATTCTCAAGTTTATTTGAGAAAAAACTCCAATTAGTATGAGCAAAATAAAGCACTCGTATAAACGTATATTAGAAATTTCTGATGACCATAAACAAATAACATTACCAGATTCTAGATATTATAGAAGAAATAGTGATTATTATCCATCTGTTACTTATGTGTTAGGTACTTATCCTAAAGGTAAACATTTTGAAGATTGGTTAAAGAAAGTAGGCTACGCGTCAGAATATATAGTTAAGAAAGCAGCTGAAGATGGTACTCAAACTCATGAAATGATTGAGGAATACTTAAATGGTGAAGAATTAACATTTTTAAATTCATATGGTGTACCACAATATGATCCAAATGTTTGGATTATGTTCTTACGTTTTGTAGATTTTTGGGAAATATACAAACCTAAATTAATAGAAACTGAAGTACACTTATTCTCAGATGAATTAAAAGTAGCAGGTACATGTGACTTAGTTTGTGAGATTGATGGTAAATTATGGATTATTGACTTTAAGACATCTAACCATTTACAAACAGTATATGAATTGCAAACAGCTGTTTACAAACAATGTTACAAAGAATGTTATGGTTTAGAAGCTGATCACGCTGCTGTGTTATGGTTGAAATCATCTAAACGTAAGGCTAGTAAAGAGAAAATGCAAGGTAAAGGATGGGAAATAGCTGAATCGGAACGTACATTTGAAGAAAATTTAGAAATATTTAAAACGGTACGTAAGTTATTTGATCTTGAGAATCCTAAATCGGCACCTGTGTTTGAGTCGTTTAGAACTACCGCAAAACGAGAAGACTTGTAATATTTATGATAAAGGTTTGGCTTCGCCAAATCTCTTTATTATATTTAGCAAGATGATAAAACTAACTGACTTACTAAAAGAAGTACAAACTAAACCAAAAGCCATAATAATGGCTGGAGGAGCATCAGTAGGTAAATCAACAATCCTAAAAACAATTGATTCTCAATTAAAGGGATTTGAAAACTTAAATGCAGACAAATATGTAGAAGATAAAGATTCACCAATGTTTGGTAATTTATCTGCTGCCTCATCTCAAATAAGAAAACAAGACTTACCTAACGCTATAGCGGCTAAACGTAATTTAATTTACGATACCACAGCATCTAATCTATCTACTCTTCAACCAACATTAGACATGTTAAATGAAGGTGGATATGATACAATGATGATAATGGTTTATGCTCATCCAATAGTATCATTTTTAAGAAACTATAAGCGTGAACGTAAAGTGCCAGCAGCTGGTGTTTTAGGTACTTGGGCCAATGTTTACAATTTGTTAGATGAGTATAAAAATATATTCGGAGACAATTTTATTTTAGTAAATACACCATCAGGCCCAGAAGAAGAAGGAGAAATTGCTAATTTTGAAAAAGCATATCAAGATGGTACTTTAAAAGAATATTTTGATAACTTATTATCTACAGGTCAATTTACTTCATCATTTAGAAAAGATGATACTGAGTTATCACCTGAAGAAAAAGCTAAACGAGAAAAATCAAGAGAAAAAACAAAACAACAACTTTATCAAAACATTGATAAAATAGCTAATACTTACGGGGATATTCAATCTAAATTGAATCCTATAGATAGTAAACAATTACCTACTGTTGTTAATAATTTTATTAAATGAACTCATTAGTTAAATCACTTATATTACCATTTTTAACTGAAGTTGATTCTTTAGGTGAAGGAAAAACTGTAGGTTTGTTTGGTGGTGGGTTTCAACCACCTACTAAGGGTCATTTTGAAGTAGTTAAAAAAGCTATAGAAAAATATAACCCAAACAAATTTATTATATTTGTTGGAACAGGAGGCGGAAGATCAGATATTACCCAGGACCAATCATTAGCAATTTGGGACATATATAAAAAGTATCTACCAGATAATGTTGAAATTATAGCTTCACCTAATCCAGTATCTTCAATCTATAGATACGCTAAAGAACATCCATTTGAGGATGTTAAATGGTTTTTAGGATCTAGACAAGGTAGTAACCAAGATTTTGAAGATTTTTATAAACGCTCTAAAGCAGTAGATACTCGTGACAATCTAGAGGCAATTAATATTGTTACTACTAATGATGTTAGTGGTACTAAAGCTAGACAAGTATTGGTTGATAAAGAATCATTATTTAATTACCTACCAGGTGAATTAGAATCTGAAGAACAAGAAAAAGTATATAGTATACTTAACCCAATGTCTGAAGGTGAAGAAATAACAACTTGGGTTGAAGAAGAAATAGATAATGAAGATTTAGATATAGATACAACAGGAGTATTAGATGATACTGATATAGTCATATCTAAACATGTTAAAGATAGAGCAAAAGAAAGAAATATTAGTACTAATGATATTGAATTGTTTTTTCAACATCTAAAACAAGATTCTGAAGCTAATGATGAACTTGAAATAGATTTACAATATAATAATGCTGTTGCATCTGATCTTAATAAAACCAAATCAAAGCCTAATCCAACAAATATTAACATTCCACTTTCAAAGATTAAAAATAATCAAACTGTAGCTGCTACTATAATGAAAGGTAAAAACTTTATACCTAATAGTGCTAGAGAACCTAAAATAGTTTTTGAAAAAGTTGTAGGTGATAGTATAGTTTGTGATGGTTGTGGTTGGACTTGGAAAATAAAAGATGGCGGTGATGATTTATTTATGTGTCATAAATGTGGACACGATAATACACCTGAAGGAATAAATAATTTCTTTGAACCCATTCAAGACAAACAATTAGACTTAAACATATCATCAGAACCTACTAGAGTAGATTACTATAAAGATTATTATAAGAATCTATCACCACCAGATTTTAAAATTGACAAAGATAAAGATAAAATAGTAATATCTAATATTAGTAAAAAAGGTCTAGAACATAATGTTGATTTTATAGAAAAGTTAGTATCATTAACAGAATACATGATGGAACATATCAATATTGAACCATTACCAGATGTTAATTTTGTTGAAGATGATACTAAGAACGCTGATGATTTCTTCGGCAAAACAGCGTATTATAACCCAAATGACAAGTCAATCACGTTATACACACTAAAACGCCATCCTAAAGATGTATTGCGCTCTTTCGCACACGAAATGGTACATCATAAACAAAATCTTGAAGGAAAATTACAAAATATAGAAGGACATAATATAAATGAAGACGATTATTTAAAGGAATTAGAACGTGAAGCATATGAGTATGGTAATGGTCTATTATTTAGAGGTTGGGAAAATTCAATAAAGGGAAATGATTAAATTAAAAGAGTTATTAGAAGAAGTTGAAAGTGACAAGTATACTATATATTGTGATTTAGATGGTGTATTAGTTGATTTTGAAAAAGGTTATGAGGAAGCAACAGGTAAACCAATATCTACAGCGGGTGAAGGAGCTGAATTTTGGGAACCAATACATAAAATGGGAGCCTCATTTTGGATTAAATTAAAATGGTTACCTGATGGACAAACATTATGGAATTATATTAAACCATTTAACCCAACAATACTATCGGCACCTTCACAAGAAGAGTCATCTAGAATAGGTAAACGAGTATGGAAGAAAAATAACTTACCTGATGCTAAAATGATTTTAACACCAGCTAAGTTTAAACAAAAATATGCTGGGGAGAATAAAATACTTATTGATGATATGGAAAAAAACATACAACAATGGAGAGATAAAGGTGGAATAGGAATATTACATACATCAGCCGCAGATACAATTAAACAATTAAAAGAACTAGGACTATGAAATACAGTTTAGTAAGAATAATGGAAAATGAAGATGAAGCAACATTTTCAATTAATAAACAAACCAATGATCTATTATTGACTCCAATTGGTTCAACTGTTGATAAAGTAAAAGAAGCAATTAAGAATCCTAAGAATTATGAAAAACTATTTGCTAAAATCTCTAAATCAGCTTTAGAAGATTATTTTGGCCCACAAAATCCGGCTAAAAGAAAATCATTAGAAAAACAAAGAGGAGAAGCATTCCCAACAAAAACAGCTGCTGAGATAAATAAATTTAAAGAAAAATTAGCAAATCCAAATAAATTTAATTTTGAAGTTGAAGGTGAATCTTTAAGATTTCCACAATCTAAAAATACACTTACTCTAGTTCAAATGGAAAACGATCTAAAAATGATTTTAGATAGTGCTAAAATAAAATGCAATATAGAAAAAGTTCCATCAAAATCATAAGTTATGGCTGAAAATGTTTTGAAAAAAGAATTTAAGGAAAAAGATGTACAACGTCTTCGTAATCTTATACAAGGTAAATATGGTGAAAAAAATACTATAAGTACTGGTTATACTAAACAACATGAACATCATGAAGAAGGTGATGTATGGGAAGAAGATGATCGTACTTGGACTATCAAAAATGGTGTTAAGCAAAATATCACTAAACTAGACGCTGCTAAAAAAGAAATTAACTTACCATTATTTTGCCCATGTTGTAGTAATGTAATGAAACCCCATCTAGATAAACGTTTTTACTTACAATATAAAAGATGCTTTAATTGCCAGGTAGATTTTGAGCATAGTCTTAGACAAAAAGGATTACTTGAGGAATATGAAAAATTCATAGGCAACTCAGATATTGATGGTATGATCCATGATTTTAACATTTGGATTGATGAAGAAATGAATACTAAAACTGAGTCATATATAACTGAAGCAGGTGATATGGAACGTTGGTCTGGTAATGCTAAACAAAAACTTCTTGAGAGTAAAGAAGAAACCATTAAATATCTTGAGAGCTTGAAAAAATAGCCGATATTTATAATTAAAAATTAAACATGGATTTTGTAAAGTTAATATCATATTTATTCCACTCCCGTACCCAAGCTCACATATTCCATTTACAAACACAGTCATATGCTGAACATATGGCTTTAAATGTTTATTATGATGGTATAGTACCATTAATTGATGGTATTGTAGAAGCATACCAAGGTAAATATGGTATTGTAAAAGGTTATTCTAATTTTAATTTAATGGAGTATAATAATACTCAACAAGTAGTAGCCTACTTAGATGCGTTATGTAAAGCAGTTTATGAAGTATACCAATCAACTGAAGACACTAATATACAAAATTTATTAGATGGTATTACAGATTTAATCAAATCAACAATTTACAAATTACAAAACTTACGATAATGGCTTTTAAATATAAATTAGCTGAAGACAAACATGCTGGTACAAAAGGTATGTTTAGAGATCTTTTAGATAAATGGGATGCTGAAGGAAAAGAAAAAGAAGCTGAAATATCTAAACTTCCTCAAGATCTTCAAGATAAAATTAAAAACATAGCTAAAGAAGCATTATCTAAAAAGAAATGTTATGAGTGTAAAACCATTAAAAAATAACATATTTATAATAAAACACAATGAGTACTAAGTTAAAATCATTAATACAACAAATCATTAAAGAGGAAGTTGCTTTATTTGAAAAGAAAAAGAAAAAAGACGAATTACCTCCTCTAGATGTAGATGTTGATGTAGATGCTGACATAGCACCTGCTGAAGAAGCACCTGTAGATGACTTATCTACTGACCCAAACATGGATATGAATATGGGAGCAGATATGGGTGGTGACTCAATTGAAAAACAAGTTGGCCAAGGTTTACAAACAGCACTAGATGCTGCTAAACAACTACCAGACGGAGAAAATAAAGATAAATTAGTACGCCAAATCGGAAACACCGCTTTATTCTTTTTAAAAACACAAATCACTAAGGATCAAGCATAATATAAACTAAATAAATAAAATCTATGAACAGTCAAGAGTTATTAGAAAGAATGCAAGAGTTATTCGAATTATTAGTAGCAGAACACTTAAAACCAGCAAAAGCAGCACATGGACGTGCTCGCAAAACTGCAGGTGAGATTAAGAAGGTAATTGCGGAATACCGTAAAGCTTCTACTGCTGAGGACAAAGCGAAATAAGAATTGTAAATTTAAGTTATAGGGGAGCATTGCTCCCCTTAACTTTAAAATAAATAGATATGCCATACGAATTAAGAGGCAAATGTGTTTATAATAAAGAGACAGGTAAGAAGAAAGGATGTTCTTCATCTGTTAAAAAAGCTAAGGCTTATATGAGAGCTCTATATGCGTCTGAACCTATCAATGAAGGAATATCAGATGCTGTTAAAGACAGAGCAAAAGACATATATTCAGCAATGAAAGCTGATGATAAAGCAATAATGAACGCTATTAATAACCATAATAATAACGCTGAAGATATACTATGGGGTCGTGCAATTAATATAGCTAAAAAACAAGTACAAACTATGAGTGAGACTAAATTAAAAGATATAATTAAGAAAAAATTATCTACACCTCCTGTAAGTGAGAAAAAAAGTAAAGAATTTCCTGATTTAACAGGTGATGGTAAAGTGACTAAAGCTGATATACTAAAAGGACGTGGGATAGATCTTAAAGAAGAAGTTGACTATGAAGGTGAAATGGCTAAATCTGAATTATATCGTTTAGTTAAAAACTCTCAAGAGTTAATGCAAATGCTAGATGATGATACTCAATTAGAAGCTTGGGTACAAAGTAAAATTACTAAAGCAGCTGACTACATAGCATCAGTTAGCCAGTATTTAGGATTTCAAGCAGCTAACAAGCCAGGAATAGATGAAAAAACTGAATATACTTTAGATAAATAAAATGGCAAGCAGAAAAGAACTAGTAGATAAAATACAGTCTATAGCTAAATGTGTTTATGCTGCTAGAAAAGCAGGTGAAAATTCAGAAGAAGCTCAAGAAGATACATTTGGTGTAACACCAGATGATGTTAATTTTGAAGAAGAATTATTTCCTGTATTAGCTAAATTTCCTAAGTTAAAACAAGTTATATTAGATTTACTCACAGACCAATATGGAGATTTTATATCTGACATATGGTGGGTAGCTCCTCGTCCTACTACATTTAAAATTATGTTAGCTAATGATCAACATTTCTATCTAATATACACTGAACGTTCTTGGATTGCTCAAGTTGAAGGTAAAAAATTCTATTTAGCTAGTCTAAATGAAGAACAACGTGCTGCAGCAGCTATAGCTCGTATATTACGTTATGGTGGAGGTGCAGAACCAGATAAAGATGCACCAGTAGGTGAAGTGCCAATGGGAGGAGAAACACCAGCAGATGAAACAACCCCAGAAGCACCAACTGAAGAAACACCCCCAACAGAGGAAACACCTGAAGAAACACTACCAGCATAATGAAGAAATTTTTAAAACATCCTGCTTTACCATGGTTATTAGTTGTATTATTGGTTTCCTTATTAATAATACAATATATAACACCAACACCTAGACCCGTAGTACCCCCAGCTGATAATCGTATTGATAGTTTAAGTCATATTGTAGACTCATTAAACACATCTTATATTAAACTTAAACAAGATTATGATAGTGCTCAATCAAACATTAAAACAGAAATCCAATATATCCAAATCAAAAATGCTAAAGACATTTCTAATATCCATAATTTTACTCTTGACCAGCGTGATAGCATGTGGTCAACACTTAACCCCTAAACGTATTGTTTTTAGTGGTGATACAGGTATATTTTTCACTCATAAACAAGAAATTGAATTATTAGTAAAATTTAAACAGTTTGAAGGGTGTAAGCTTGAAATTGAAAAATGGAAGAAATATGCAATGGATTCTGATCTACAGATAGATAAAGAAAGAAAAGCATATGATGATTTAGATAAAGAATATGATAACTTATTAGCTATTTCTAAAGACTTTCAAAAAAAATATAATAATGAGTATATTGCTCATGAAAACACAAAAGTAGAATTAAACATCCAAATAGGTAAAAAACAAACTTGGATTAAAATAGCAGCTGCTTCTTTAACTGCTAACATAGGATTGATATACATACTAACTCGATAATATTTATTAATATGAATATATTCGATAAATTTTTACATAGTGTTTCTTACAAATTTCCTAAAGGTTACCCAGACATGAATGACCCTACTGATATTTTATTACTTGAGTCTTTAATAAATGAAAAATTAGGAGAAAATGTGAATATAACAAATATTTTAACTGAAGGTAATAGTTCATATGATGCCTTAATACAATCAGCTTTAAAAACTAATGATATTCCAAAATGTAAAACTCCTCTATCTGTAGGTGAATCTTTTAATTTAAGAGGAGATGATGAAAAAATCTGGACAGCACTATACCCAGTTAAACCATTAAAAGCAGATGGTACACCTACAGCTGGATCAGGAAATGGAGAAGTAGCTACTTATTGGGCTTACCAACATAATATAAAATCAATAGATGTTATAGACGGTAGAGGAGGAGAAAACCCAGATTTAATTATTAGTGGGATTGGAGTTGAAGTTAAAGCATATGATACTAAAACTATTACTTTAGGTAAATTTGGAACTGATAAAGAAACAATTAGTCTTTTAAATAAAGTATTTGGTACATTATCATTATTCAATGAAGAAGCCATCCAAGCTAACACAGGTAATTTTAAACCCCAAGATTTATTAAGTGGCTTTAAAATTATATTTGAAATTTATTCTAATAATGATTTAAGAAAATTAGATATAACTAAGCCTTTTTTTAGTAAGATAGATACTTTATATAAAGCACTAGGATTAGATTCTAACCCAACTCCTGAACAAGCAACTGTAGCTTTACTACGTAAACTTTTATGGACAAAGTTAATTAAAAAACCTAATATGAATCAAGAAGTAGGGTATATTTTAAATGTTAATCTTTTTGGAAAAGGAGACTACACAAAAATTACTAGTGACATAATATCCCAAATCCCAGATGAAAACTTATTAAATAATGGAATTGCAGTTAAATCTTCTGAGATATCAATGAATTTTAACCAATTGTTCAAATAATGAAACAACTAATAATAGAAGCAATAAAATCAGCTTTATTAGAACAACCTAATGTCGCCCCAACATTAAATGAGTCTAAACAATATAATGCTCCTATATCTGAGGAAATGAGATACCACATCTCTAATAAAATACCGATCCATGAGAATATATTCCGTCCTGGTTCTAAATCACATATAGAATTAATCCATGAAGCTCGTATATTATGGAAACAAGGTATTATTGAACTTTTAGCTGAAGATAAAAAATTATTTGAAAATACAGATTTAGGTCGTTTTGGAATGTTTGAAGGTGAAATAGTACCTTTAGATTTACCAATGATGGAAATTGAAATATTAACAGAAATAGAATTAGAAGAAGAAAAGAAACAACCTGCATTAGGAAAACCAAAACGTGGTGGTTCTAAAAAATTCTATGTTTATGTTAAAGATCCTAAAACCAAACGTATTAAAAAAGTATCATTTGGTATGGCTGGTGGTGGGCTACGAGCTAAGTTAAATAACTCTAAAGCACGCTCAGCATTCTCTAAACGTCATAACTGTCCACAAAAGAAAGATAGAACAAAAGCTAGTTATTGGAGTTGTAGGTTGCCCCGCTACAGCAAGTTGTTAGGGTTCAAAACCACTTTTAGCGGTTATTGGTAAACCCAATATATTTATTATTGTATGAAAACAATAATATATTATTTACATAGAGGAGACAAGGTCCCATTCTATGTTGGAAAAACTAAAAATCTAAAAAATAGACTAAATACACATAAAAGTGTTTTTGGAAAAGATATCTATATAGAGTGTATAGATAAAGTAGATGATTGGAAATATTGGGAAAAACACTATATAACTCTTTTTAAAAATTTAGGATATATCCTAGAGAATAAAAATGAAGGCGGTGGAGGTCCATCTGAAGGAGTTGTTTTTCCTGAAGAAAGAAAACAAAAAATTGGTCAAGCTAATAAAGGTACAATTCATCCTATAGAAGGTAGATTAGCAACTAGCCAAAAATTAAAAGGACGTAAGCTTTCTCCTGAACAAGTTGAAAAAATTCGTTTAGCTAAAACAGGTAAACCTAACCCTAAAAAAGGTAAACCCGATGGTCCTAAACCTAATGTATCTAAAGCTCATAAAGGCAGAATAAGCCCTAATAAAGGAAAAGGTAACCCTGTAGCTTTATATAAAACATCAGGTGAATACATCCAAACATATCCTAGCTATCATGATTTAGCTCTTGATCTTCAAATTAACCCAGAAACAGTAAGATGTCAACTTATTGGGAAAGCTCAAACTATTAAGAATAAGCAATATAGGGCTCAATATGTATAATCATATGAAACTTACACACATACTAAGACAACTCCTTGAGGAGCAAAAGAAAAAAGAAGATCGCTGTAAACGCATTGCTGATCGTCGCTATGATAAACCATCTGCTTATAAATCAGGTGCTATTGTTAGATGTCGTAAAGGTAAAATTTGGAAAGACTTAAAAGAAACAGATGATCCGCAATCAGGTAAAGCTGCTCCTTATGGATCAGGATATGCTAGATTAAAAGAAGTAATTCAAAAAATATTAAATGAAGATGAATCACTTTATAAATGGTTTAAACGTAGAGGTGCTAAAGGTAAAGAAGGTGGATGGGTAGACTGTAATGCACCTGATGGAAAAGGTGGATATAAATCCTGTGGTAGAAAAGAAGGTGAAAAACGGGCTAAATATCCATCATGTCGTCCTACACCAGCTGGATGTAAAAAGAAAGGCAAAGGTAAAACTTGGGGTAAAACAAAATGATAAAATTAGTAGATATCTTAAATGAAGCAGATATAGATAAATGTCCTGCTGCTACACAAAACATAGAATTAAATCTTCAAAATAGACAAAAAGCTATTGAAGGTCAAGGATATGGTCCTTTAAACCCAAATGAATCTAATGAAAAATTTTGGCAAGCTAAAGCAGATATGTGGCAGCTTGACTCTATAGAAGAGGCTAAAACTTCATTATGTGGTAATTGTGCTGCTTTTGACATCACAACAAAAACATTAGATTGTATCGCTAAAGGAATAGGTACAGATGACGGATCAGAAGATCCATTCGATGTTATTGACGCTGGTAAATTAGGATACTGTAGATTTTTAAAATTTAAATGCGCAGCTGCTCGAACTTGTGATGCTTGGGTTGTTGGAGGTCCATTAGTTGATAAAACTGAAGAATAATTACCCATATTTATAATAAATTTAGTAATGAGTAATATTCATAAATTAATAGAACATTTAGTTAATAATTGGTCAAATAATTTGTCTGAAGCTTTAGCTCCAAGAGTTAAGCAACAGTTAATGGACAAATTTAAGCAAGAAGCAGATGATTTCAATATCACAATTGCTGATAAACAATTAAGCGATTATATTGACTATTTTGATGAACGATTAAAGAACAATCCTAAAGTAACTGAAAAAGATTTAGCTAAATATCCATTAAAATCTTTAATAAAACTTGTTTCTGCTTATAAAGGTTCAAGTAAAGAAGAAGATGATGAAGATACATCAAACATACCTGATGTTGTTTATAATGAAAATGGTCTTATAATTTATAGTGGCCACAATGAAGAAAACTGTTTAAAGTTTGGTAAAGGTGAACAATGGTGTATCACTAAAGGTTCATTTGGTAATTATCGTTATGATTCAAATAGAAAAAATCCAACATTTTATTTAGTAAAAGACACTAACTTACCAAACAGTGATAGAAAAAGTTTCTTTGTTATTGTAGTGGGTAGTGACAATACTTATAAAGTATCAGATAGATCAAATAATGATGTTGGTGGTAGAGGTACAGAATGGAACAGATGGGAACCATGGTCATTTGTTGAACAAAATTTTCCATCAGTCCAAGGTTTAGAAAGAATATTTAGATACATTCCTGTTAGTAAAGTTGAGCTATCAACTCGCCAATATGCTAACCAAGCTATGACTGTTGAAGAATGGGAAGTAGCACCACCCGATTTTAAAGAACGATATCTTATTATTAGAAAAGGAAAAGGACTTTTTAGTGATATTACTAATGAAAAATTTGTAAAAACTATCCTCCCAGATAACCAAGATATGGCTACAATAGTAGCTAAAAACTATGGGATGATAAATTTAGATACATTATTACAAGAATTTGATTCTTTTTCTAATCAAAATCAAAAATCAATCATAGCTAATGCTCGGAGATTTTCAAAAGTATCTACAGACACTTTAAAATCACGTAGTATTCCTTTTTCAGCTAAAAAAGCAGTAGTTAAAGGTGAATTACTTAATATTCCTAGTGATGAAAGATATTATGTTTCTAATGATGATAAGGCTATAATTAAATTAAAATTTAGTGGTGATGATGTATCAATGGGTTTATTTACTGAAAAAGAAACGTATCCTAATGTTAAAGTAAACTCTCGTACAAGTAGTATATTAAGGAGTTTACCTAGATTTGATGAGATGCCTTTTGATGCTTTATTAAAGTTAACAAAAGATAATCTTTTACCTAAAGACACTGTTGATAAAGTAATTGATAAATCAAAAGAAGAAGACTCTAAATCAGCTATTATAACAGCAAACACTGATGAAGGCGAAATAGTGTTAGATACAAATACTTTTAAAGCATATAAATCTGAAAATGGAGAATACACACCAGTACCATTTGAAGATGATTCTGTCCAAAGTATACTAAAATCAGATACAGTAGGTGGTGGTATCCAAGATGGTATTATAAGGATAGTTTCAACATTTGATAGTATTCCTCCATCAGTACTACCTATGTCAACTGTAGTCTCAATAGTGAAACAAACTCCACCAGAAAAAAGAATAGTAAGAAAAGGAGATGAAAGTTTTATAATAATACCTAGTAGTACAGGAAATGAACTTAATCTATGGAATACAAATAATCCTTTAGATAGAAGTTCTGTAGCGTTTAATTATAGAGAAGATGGAAGATTTGGTAGTGGAAAAATGGCAAACCAAGAAATATGGTCTGACTATTTTAATTATTTACGATCTCAAAACTTAGCTTATGATTCTCCCCAATTCCTTGCTTTAGCTGGATCTCAATATTACGCTGGACAAAAATTCATAGCTGCTAATCCTCCTTTAACAGCTGACAACACATACAAACCTGCTCAATATGAAGGAACATGGTATATTATAAATCAAAATAATCCATCTGAGAGTAGAAAACTTAGTCCACAAACAGGTAATTTACTTAGAGCTAATCTTACCCCAGCTAAAGTATCTACAATATTAGGAACAAGACCACCTGCAGGAGCAGTTAGAGGTACTAGAACACCTAGAACAGCAACCGCAGCAGCGGCTACACCACCTACAACTACTGGCCAAGTAAATGATGCTGTACGACAAGCAATTGTTGGAGCAGGTTTAGAACAAGGATTTACTGCCTTACCAGCTCCACTTAGAAGTAGAATATTATCAGGTACATTAGTAGCTAATGACAATGGAGTAGCAGGTCGTAATAGAGCATTAGGAGACAGAGGACGAGTTACTAGAATTATATCTGCTGGTCAAAGTAGAATGTATATCATTCGTTTAGCTAGTGGTACTATGATAGGACAAGCATCATTCCAACCTGAGGCAAGACACTTTATTATAACCGCTGCTAGCGCATTTAATATGGGTAGAGTAGGTAACTTTATAGCTGCTTTAGACGCTCGTAACTTACGTGAAACAGAAGATATAATGCGAGTAGCAATAGGAGCAGCAACACCACAAGAACTAGAAGAAATTAAATCTAAAGTTAAAACTAAACCTTATAAAGATTTAGAAGTAACTAACGAACATATCATTCGTGAGTTTGATGAGAATATTGATCCTATTGAATTAAAATGGCATCGTGATAATGAAAACCGAATAGTAGAAATTATAGGCGAAACTGATTGGAAAATACAATTAGAAAACCAACTACCAGTCTCTATAAATCAACCTATTTCAATACCTAAAGGTGAATGGCATCGTGTTATTAAAGGTAATGGTAAGCTAACTTTAAAAATAATTAAAGAAGAATCTACCCAATATAACATTGAAGGATTATTACTAACTAATACTGAAGATCGCCCACAAAAAGATATATTGTCTGATATACGTTCATTACCTGGTGTAACAATTGTGTCAAGCAAAGATTATGACCTATCAGGTGAGACATCAGCGTTTAGTAATCCTAACTACTATACTATAATTAAAATGAAAGTAGACCCACATCCATATCCTAATGGATTTAAAGATGAAGATCTACAGCAACTATTTACTGATATTAGAGCAATTAAAGGTGTTCGAAACTTTAAATTAAACAAATCTGTAGAGAAAAAAACAGTTTAACAAACCCCAACATATTTATAATAAAATACAAACAAAATGGAAATTAACAAATTACGTTCAATTATAAAAGAAGCAATTAAAGATGTTCACCTTAAGGAAATCGAAGCTGTAGCTGAAAACGCTGCAATGGAAGCACGTTTAGCAGAATATGGTAAAGCTATTAAAATGTGTGAAGATAAAATTGAAATGGCTGAAAGTCTTGAAGAAATGAAAGAATTAGTAGATGATGCTAAATTAAATGAACTTAAGAAAAAATTAAAAAGTTTGACTAAAGCTAAAGAAAAATTAGAAAAAGCTAAAGCTAAGAAAAATAATGGTAAAGAAGTAGTGACTGATGAGCCTGTTGAAGACACAGTAGATGAAGGAAGTTATTATGATGAAGCTGAATCTGATGATGCTGCTCATATTGACGCTTTAGAAAAAGATATGGAAGATGATGCTATGAACAATGAAGTGACATTAAATGAGTCATTCATTAAAATGCAAAAATTAGCAGGTATTATTAAATAATTTATAGACAGATTCATAGCCTGTCGATTTAACAAAAATACTAAGGAGCTGTGGCCCACCCAAAAGGTGGGCCACCTTAGTTTCTAGGTAGTTGGCCTGACGGAATTTTGGAATATTTATAATAAAATAATATGACTAAAATTTACATATTGGAAAGAAATGGAGTTCCATTTTATGTTGGTAAAACATTACAAGAAATAAAAGAACGTTTTTATACTCATAAAGACAAAAAAGAAAATAGTGAAATATTTGAAATTGATTGTGTAGATGATAATGAATGGAGATTTTGGGAATCATGGTATATTGAACTATTTAAGTCGTGGGGATTTGAATTAGAAAACAAAAATAGTGGTGGTGGGGGAAGAGGCCCAGGATGGATATCACCTCCTGAAAGAAATGCTAAAATAAAAGCATCAATGAAGAATCATTCACAATATTACACTGATGATGTTAGAAAGAAAATAAGTAAAGGTAATAAGGGTATACCTAAACCATTCACCGAAGATCATATACGAAACATCGGTTTAATTAAACGTAAGAATGCTAAACGGGTACTCATGTATGATTTAGAAGATAATTTAATTAAAGAGTGGGAATGTAAAAGTCAAGCAGCTGAATGGATAAAAGAAACAAAGAAAAGACAAGGAAATTTGACTTCCCAGATAAAAGATGCTATATTAGGTAGGCAAAAAACAGCTTTTGGATATAAATGGAAATATAAATAATATGAAAGAACAAAAAATAGTAGTAATTGGAGCAGGAGTAGCAGGTATTAATTTCGCAACTAAACTTGTAGACAATGGATACCCAGGCGAATTAATTACTATAATTGATAAGGGTAATGATCCTTTTAATAGACAACCAGAGGAAGTAATGACTGGTATGCTCGGAAGTGGAGGATGGAGTGATGGTAAATTAACATATCATACTGCTATTGGAGGCGTACTATCAAAATATTGTGGTGAAGAAAAAGCAATGGAGTTAATGGATCAAGTTATTAATAACTTTAGACGTTTTCATCCTAAACCAGAAGAAATATTTTGCTCTGATCCACAAGCAGAACCTGATTTTATTAAACCATATTTTGGATTACGTCTATTCCCTGTATGGCATATTGGTTCAAATTACCTACATGAAATTGCTAAAGCATGGTATTCATACTTAGTTGATAAAGGTGTTAATTTTATATGGAATCATACTGTTTATAATATTGATTTTAAAAATAATAAAATAGAATTAGCTGAATTAAATAATGCTGGTGAAATTTATTATGACAAACTAATTTTCGCAGTAGGTAAATCAGGTATTGATTTTGGTAAAAAATTAGCAGATGAATATAACTTACCAACAGAACCAAAATCAGTACAAATTGGAGTACGTTTTGAAGCACCACAAAAATATTTCCAACGTCTAATTGATATTAGTTATGATTTTAAACTATATCAAAAGTTTAATAATGTATCATTACGTTCGTTTTGTACTAACAATAACGCAGCTTATGTAGCAGTAGAAAAAACATATGGTGATATTAGTTATAATGGTCATGCTAAGAAAGGTGAAGAATTTAGAAATGATATGACTAACTTTGGTATTTTAATGGAAATTAAAGGTATTGAAAATCCATTTGAATGGTCAAGAGAAGTAGTAAGTAAATTACAATTTAGAAATATTGGATTATATTATAGCCCATCTCGTACACCATCACAAACATCTGAAGGTGAAAGCATCAATACAGTTCAAATTGGTAATCTAAACCAATTTAAAGAAGTAATGGGTGAATATGCTGATTACATTATTAACTTTATTGATCAAATGAATAAAGTATTTGAGTTTAAGAATGATTGGGGAATGTATATACCTGAAGTTAAGTATTTAAGTCCTGAACCATTAGTTGATTATAAAAACTTAGCATTGGTTGATTATCCTAATGTACATTTTGTAGGAGATGCTTTATCTGCTCGTGGAATCACAGTAAGTGGAGCGCAGGGAATATATGTAGCTGAGTCGCTTTTATAAAGACTATACATAACATTTGACATGAAGGGTTTGGCTTTGCTAAATCCTTTTGTTATATTTAGCTATAATTATAAATACTTATGGCAAATTTACAAGAAGACCTATCAAGAATAGGCAAGCAATTAATGTTTAGTGAACCATTCTATGGTATATTCATGTCAACTCTTAATAAAGTTGTAAGAAAAGATTTACCTACTGCTGGAGTTTCTAAAAATAACATTAATTATCAACTAGCTATCAATGAGGAATTTTGGAACTCATTAGATAATGACAAAAAGAAGATAGGTCTATTAAAACATGAACTACTTCACATATGTTTTAACCACTTAGAAGATAGAGAGTGGTTCCCTAATCATGAATTACATAATATAGCCGCGGATTTAGAAATTAACCAATATCTAACACCAGAGTATTACCCAATGGATGGTATTATATTATTATCGTCATTTCCCGAATTAAATCTACCTGAAAAAGCTGGTACTAAAGTGTATTATGGGCTATTACAACAAGCATTAGATAAAGGTACAAGTCCATCATTACAAGCATTAATGGATCAATTAGTTGGGAATGAATATGGTGGTTTACACCCAACATGGAAAGAATTTGATGGGATGAGTGAAGCTGATGCTAAATTAGCTAAAGCACAAATTGAACACCAAATTAAAGATATTGTTAATTCACAGAATAATCAAAGTAGAGGATTTATACCTGCAGAATTACAAAGTTGGGTCGATAATATGTTTGAAGAAACAGAACCTTCATATGATTGGAAGTCATATTTTAGACGATTCTGTGGTACATCATCAAAAACATACACTAAAAAAACAAGACGTAAGCTAAATAAACGTTTTCAAGAAAACCCAGCATTAAAAATTAAAACTAAAAAGAAAATACTAATAGGAGTCGACACATCAGGTTCAGTTAGTAATGAAGATTTGATTGAGTTTTTTAATGAAATTAATCACATGCATAAAACTGGTGTATCAATTACTATAGCTGAAGGTGACGCTGATATCACTAATATATATGAGTATAAAGGTGATATGCCTAACCAAATAACAGGTAGAGGTGGTACTGATATGAATCCATTTATTGTATATTTCAACGAGCATAGGGAGTTTAATAGTTTAATTATATTAACTGATGGCCATATAGGTGAAAACACAGTTAAGACACTTAAACCAATGATGATGGTTATATGCTCAAGTGGTGATGATATAGAATCAGTAAAAGAAAATGGATGGGGCCACACAATCAAGATAAGTTTGGCTTCTTAGAATATAAATATTATATTTAATTAAAATAAATAAAGGTTATGGCAAAACAAAAAACAAAACACACTGAAGTGTCTCTAAATATTAAAGAGGCAAAACAATTCTTAAAACACATTATAAATAACAATCGTTATTTACAATCAAATGGTAAGTTACCTGTAGCCGTTGAGGTAGTTGGTGACTCAGGTATTGGTAAAACATCAACAATTTTACAATTAGCCAAAGAAACAGATCTAAACTTTGTTAAGTTAAACTTAGCTCAAATTGAGGAGCTAGGTGACTTAGTAGGTTTTCCAATTCGTCAATTTGAAGTATGTAAAACTGATAATGACTGTTTATGGATTGATGAACATGCAGTAGAAGAGTATACTAAACAAGGTTACAAATTTACAGGTCTAAATCGTATGAGTTATTGTCCACCTGAATGGATTAGTGGCAAAACTAATGGAGGTATCTTATTATTAGATGACTGGAATCGTGCTGATGTTAGATTTATTCAAGCTGTTATGGAGTTAATTGATAGACAACAATATATTAGTTGGACATTACCTAAAGATTGGCATATTATATTAACAAGTAATCCTGATAATGGAGACTATTTAGTTAATAGTATTGATAGTGCTCAAAAAACACGATTTATCTCAGTTAATCTTAAATTTGATATTAATTGTTGGAGTGAGTGGGCTGAAGATGCTACAGTAGATAGTAGATGTATTAACTTCTTACTTAAACACCCAGAATTAGTATCAACAAATACTAACTCAAGAAGTATTACAACATTCTTTAATTCAATCTCATCATTAAATTCATTTGATAGTGAGTTAGGTTTAATTCAAATGATAGGTGAGGGTAGTGTTGGGCCTGAGTTCACAACTATGTTTACAATGTTTATTAATAATAAATTAGATAAGATTATCTCACCAGAAACTATTATGACTCATGAAAGTGAGGAGTATGTTTTGAATACTTTAAAAGGTATTATTGGTAAGGGTGATAAATATAGAGCAGATTTAGCATCAATTTTATCAACTCGTATTGTTAACTTTAGTTCATATTATGCTAAAAATAATAAAGTTGAGAAACCATATATTGATCGTTTAGCGTTTTTAATGAATGAAGAGTTGTTTGCTATGGATTTAAAATACAAAATTGTAAAAACAATTTATAATAACAACCCATCAGCTTTCAAATCATTAATGTTAAATAAAACTTTAATTCAATTTTTAACTAAGTAATTATGAAAAATCAAAATATAGGACATTTAACAACTGTTAATTCTGGTCACCCTTACCGTATTGAAATGTTTAGTGTAGGTTACCAATTAGTAGGAGGAATCATACCTGAAGATTATCAAAACAAAATTAAAAATTTTCTAAATGGGATAAAAGATAATAAATTAACTGATAACAGTACAGTATATGTCACTCCATTATCTGAGTTACCTTCATATAAGCTTAAAAATTATATTGGAGAAAATAAATTAAATATAACTACTGCTCGTAAACTTGAAAAATTAGATACTCTAATTATTAATAAAGAATTTATTGAAAATAATTACCTTAATATTACAGTATGGGATCGAAATTCAAACACATATTTAACTAATCATATAACTGATTATTTAGTATTTCCAATAGATGTTTTAACAAAAGATCCTAAATTTAAAAAACATATCAACCCACATAAGAATAAATGGAATGATATAACTATAAAAGGAAAAAAACATATTACTCATTATTGTGTATCCATAGATGAATATAATATTATATGCACTAAAATTCCTCAATTCCAAACTATTAAAGATAAAGCTACAATACATAGAGGAATTAGGCTTGAAGGATCACATGGTTCTAAAAAAGCATTTGATAATTTAGAGTTTTATATTGATTTATTAGATAATGTTAAAAAACATAATTTAAAAGTTGTATTTGACTCAAGTGTAAATGAAGATATTAATAAAGGATTAGTTATTGATTTTGATATATTCCAAAACTTATATGGGATGTTAAAAAGTACTGATACTGGTAATTGGGAGGTAGCAAAAGAAATTATAGCTAACTGTGAGTTTGAGGCATCAAAATCTTATATTATAGCTTTATATAATATGTTTATGGATTTACGTAAAACAAGCCCTAATAAAAATTATAATTTAGTTAAAAAAGTATTAGATACTAAAAAATTAGGTATAAGTATAAAATATAGAGGATATGTTCCGGCATTTGAATCACTATTAACACATTTTAGTGCTAAGTGTCCTGAGTTAATTCCACAACTAATGCCTTGTTTGATTTATCGTATAAATGACTTAGCTAAAAAAGAAGTAATTAAAGAGATAACACTCGCTTAATATTTATACGTAAACAATATTAATGGCTAAAGTAGTACTTTTAAGTTGTACCAAATCAAAGACTAAACACGCAGCTCCAGCACAGGAGCTGTATTCTGCTTCTCCAATGTTCCAAAAGACATTAGAATATGGTAAATCACTCAAACCAGATAAAATGTATATCTTATCTGCTAAACATCATCTAGTTCCATTAACTAAGACATTAGAACCTTATGATAAAACTCTTAAGGAAATGCCTAAAGATGAAAAAGATAAATGGGGTGAGGAAACAATTAAACAAATGAGATCAGCAGGTATTAATCCTGAAAAAGATCAATTTGTATTTCTAACTGGAAGTGAGTATATGAAACCATTTGACCAATATATCCCAGATAGTAGTATAGAAAATCCTATGAAAGGAAAACGTTTCGGAGAACGTTTAAAGTGGTTAAACTCACAAGTACAAAAATTAACTGAAGCATTTAAACGTTTAAAAAATCTTATATATGAAAGTCTCAAAAAATAAACTAAACGAGTACATTCAACTGTATCTAAACGACTTAGAAGACTATGGTGATAGTCAAGCTGACTTACTAATAGCTGAGTCAACATTAAATACATTTAAATTATTGTTAGTTGAGTCTAATCAAGATGTCCCAACTATATTACGTGAAGCTATAACAAAGTCGGAACATGAGCAACGTGAAGTGTTTGAAGATTTCTTAAATTATCTAGAAAATATATAACACTTATTTGGCTATTGGGAATAAGGATGTTATATTTAATAAATAAATTAATAACATGAAAGAAGTAAAACCATTAGTTGTAGATGAGACATTAAAAACAAAAAAGTATACATCAACAGACGGTACTGTACGTTACATGAAAGATGGTAAATTACATAACTGGGAAGGCCCAGCATTAATTACACCTGAAGGTAAAAAAGAGTATTTTATTAATGGTACTCAACATACTAAAGATAGTCATAAAAAAGCTAGAAAAGATGGAGTTGGATTACCATGGTATAAGTCAGGTGTAGCTAAACAAAGATTCTAAATGAAAATAGGTTTTATTTTACCTGGGAGAGAATTCTCAGAGAAATTTCTAAATAGTTGGACAAGTACATTAAAGTCAATCCCTAAAGAATGGGATTGGTTTTTAGTTACTGGGTATGTTCCAAATGTATTCTACAATAGACAAGCATTACTTGATCGAGCTAAAATGCTAAGACCAACCCACTATATGTGGATTGATAGTGATCAAGTATTTAATTTCCAAATGCTTAAAAAATTAGTAAATCATAATTTACCTATAGTCTCAGGAATATACAAGAAAACACCAGATATATTTGCTTGCTGTGGGATAGATGGCCGAACATTAACTGTTAACGATATTGAAGGTCAAACTGATTTAATTGAGGTTAAGGCGAATGGAATGGGTTTTATGTTAGTTAAGCGTGAAGTACTTGATTATATAATAGATCCATTTGAACCTATTGATCCTGATCAATGGGAGGATTTTACTTTTCAAGAAAAAGCTAGGCTAAAAGGATTTAAGTCATATATTGATCCTACAATTATAGTAGGACATGAAAAAAAGATAGTATTATGAAAATAGGATTTTGTGGAACAATGAGTGTAGGTAAATCTACATTAGTAAATGCGTTAAAGGAATTACCTGAATTTAAAAATTATTATTTTGCTACTGAACGTAGTAAATATTTACGTGATTTAGGTATTCCATTAAACACTGACAGTACACTAAAAGGACAAACAATATTCTTAGCTGAACGTTGTTCTGAATTAATGAGAGATAATGTTATTACTGATAGAACAATTATTGATGTGATATCATTTGCTAAATGTGCCCAATCAATTAATAGTGATGATAAATTAGCATTTACTAAATATGCTGCTCCATTAATTTGGGAGTATGATTATATATTCTATGTATCACCTGTTGGAGTTGATATTGAAGATAATGGAGTTAGAACAACAGATGCTGATTATCGTAAATTAATTGATATCACTATTAAGGGTACTATAAGTGAAAATTTAAATAAAATTAAAAGTTTAGCATTTATATCGGGTACTACTGAGGAAAGAATAAAACAGGTTAAATCTTGTCTAGGTTTTTGATATTTATATACAAAAACTAAACACAATGAAATTATCTGAATTAAAAAAGTATATTGAAGAAAACATCGTTGAAATCTTAGATGAAGCTGGAACATATGGTGGTAAAAAAGCAGTGGATGATATGAAAAAAGATCCAGACTATAATACATTAAGTGGTCAAACTAAAATAGACGCTGAAAACAAATTAAAATCTGGTGGAAGTTTTACAGTAGGAGAAGCTAAAGATGAAGATGAAGAAGTAGAAGATACTTATGGTAAAGAAGATGAGGATGATAAGAAAGATGCTAAAATAGCTAACGCTGAGCCTTCAAAATCTGAACTTAAAAAGTTAGATAAAGAATTTAGTTCAACTAAATTAGCTAAAAAATTAGCACCCGCTGATCAAGAAAAATTAGATAAATTAGAAGCTGGTATTAAGAAAAAATTAGCTAACCCAACTAAAGATAATATCGAAATTGTTAGACAACTTATTAAGAAACCAGAAATTAAAAAGTTGTTTAAAGATGGAGGTAAAGATCTTAAAGCATTAATATCTGACATTATCAGATAATACCTCCCTTTAATAAGGGTTACCTATGAGTCAAGACATAAAACAAATAATTCGTGAAGAATATCTGAAGTGCGCCTCTAATCCGGCGCACTTTATGCGTAAATATTGCTATATCCAACATCCACAACGTGGTAGAGTATTATTTAACTTATATCCATTTCAAGATAAAGTACTTAACTTATGGAAAGATAATCCATATGATATAATACTTAAATCAAGACAATTAGGTATATCTACTCTAGTAGCGGGTTACTCATTGTGGTTAATGTTATTTCAACAAGATAAAAATATCTTATGTATAGCAACTAAACAAGAAACAGCTAAAAACATGGTAACGAAAGTTAAATTCATGTTTGAAAATTTACCTTCTTGGTTAAAAATCACAGCTGAAGAAAATAATAAACTAACATTACGACTAAGTAATGGCTCCCAAGTTAAAGCAGTATCAGCAGCTGGTGACGCAGGTCGATCTGAAGCCGTTTCTTTGCTGATTATAGATGAGGCTGCATTCATTGATGGTATTGGTGAGATATGGGCATCAGCCCAACAAACCTTAGCTACAGGTGGAGGTGCTATTGTGTTATCTACCCCATATGGTACAGGTAACTGGTTTCACCAAACATGGGTTAAAGCAGAAGCAGGTGAAAACCAATTCTTACCTATTAAATTACCATGGTATGTTCATCCTGAACGAGATGAGACTTGGAGAAAACGACAAGACGAATTATTAGGTGATCCTAGAATGGCGGCGCAAGAATGTGACTGTGATTTTAGTACATCTGGTGATGTAGTGTTCTATCCTGAGTATATAGACTTTATTGCTCAAACTTATATTAAGGATCCCTTGGAGAGGCGCGGAGTTGATCATAACTTATGGATATGGGAACCAGCAGATTATAGTCGCAGCTATATAGTTGTAGCTGACGTTGCTCGAGGAGATGGTAAAGATTTTTCTGCATTTCATATTATAGATGTTGAAACAAATACTCAAGTAGGTGAATATAAAGGACAGTTATCACCTAGAGAATTTGGTTATTTGTTAGTAGCAATAGCAACAGAATATAATGAAGCATTATTAGTTGTTGAAAATGCTAATATAGGATGGTCAACAATTGAGGCAATTCAAGAAAGAGGATATAGAAATTTATACCATTCTCCAAAAAGTGAAGCTACAAATGCTGATTCTTATTTAGATAAATTTGATGACCCATCAAAAATGACACCTGGATTTACAATGTCTTTAAAAACAAGACCACTTGTAATTAGTAAATTTAGAGAATATATTGGAGATAAAAGTGTTATTATACAATCTAAACGATTGTTAGAAGAAATGAAAGTGTTTATTTGGAGAAATGGACGACCAGAAGCACAATCAGGATATAACGATGATTTAGTTATGAGTTTTGGAACAGCAATGTACATAAGAGACACAGCTCTTAAATTTAAAACACAAGGAATGGATTTAACTCGTGCAATGCTTAATAACATTACTGTAGTTAAAACAAACCAACAAGGTATTTATGGAGCTGGTTTTAATAGTAATCCATATAATATGGATTTTGGTCATGGACCTGAAGACATTAGCTGGTTATTATAATATTTATATATATAATTTAATATAAAATGGCAGATACAAGTGTATTTACACGACTAAGACGGTTATTCTCTACTGATGTTATTATCAGAAATGCCGGAGGTAACGAACTTAAAGTAATGGATGTTAATAGTATCCAATCTACAGG